GAATGATTGGTATTTCGAGTAAATTTGCTACTTTAAATAGATTAATTACTCGTGATTTGAATAACAATACTTCAACTCCTACATTTTCTTTGTATTCCAAAGATGATATTACAAACTACCTTGCAAACCCGTATACATACGAAAAACAACTTAGAAGTGCCGTAACATATATTTATGGAGCTTCTTCACACTTCAGGCGATTGATTCAATATTTTACAAGTCTTTCAGACTTTGCTTATGTTGTATCGCCTTATAGATTAGACCCTAAAACAGCTAACATTAAGACCGTAAGCCGCAACTATCGTAAGGTTTTAAATGCATTATCTGCGATGAGTATAAAAACTCAATTCCCTAAAATCCTTACAGTGTGTCTAAGAGAGGATACGTTCTACGGTACTATGTGGGTCACAAACGATAATATAACAATTCAACAATTGCCTAGCGATTATTGCGCAATCTCAACAATCGAAGGAAATGTGCTGAATGTTACTTTTGACTTTTCATATTTTGATTCTCACGCTGCAATGTTGGATTTTTATCCACCGGAGTTCAAAACAAAATATGCGGTATATCAGAAAAACAGACGAAGTAAATGGATTGAATTAGATTCACCTACGTCATTTGCTGTAAAAGCAAATAACGATATTTTAGCATATTCTATCCCGCCATTTGTTGGTATTTTACGTGAGTTATATGATTTAGAAGACTTAATAAAATAGGTCGGTTTGTCAGAAATGACATACAAAAATAATTCCCTTAATTGCTGGAAACCCCTTAGAGACTTATAAACCACAACGCAAAGATGAAATAAACTTAATCGTGATGGTTTGAAAATTATAAGTATTGGGCAATCAGCAGCGAAGCTCCGAACAGGAGAACGTTCAACGACTATCCCTCACGGGAGTAGGAGCAAGCGCTCCGAAATGGGGAACCCTAAACCACATTAAGTGTGGCACGGTGAAGATATAGTCTGCACTTTATTGAAAAATAAAGAAGTGTATAAATATACACAGGACGGATTAGCGACCCGTAATTATGCAAATTTATGAATCCACGAGAGGAGGTATGAAATGAACTCATCTCGAACATGGAGTTTATATATCCACAAAAACAAATTAAACGGAAAATGTTATGTTGGCATTACATCTCAAGAACCAGAAAAACGATGGTTAAATGGTAATGGATACGAAAAACACTTACATTTTGGTAAGGCTATCGAAAAATATGGTTGGGATAATTTTGAACACATAGTCTTACACAATAATTTATCTGAACAAGAAGCAAAAGAACTTGAAATTTTACTTATTAAGAGATTAGAAACTCAGAACCCAGAAAAGGGTTATAACATTACAAATGGCGGAGATGGAGTTTGCGGCTTCAGACATACCAACGAATCAAAAAGGAAAATGTCTGAATCAAAGTCTGGAGAAAATCACCCAAACTTTGGAATGCATCTTCCTGAATCTACAAGAAATAAAATTTCCGAAAAATTAATTGGTAATGGAAATGCCGTAGGTTCTGTTCGTTCAGAAGAGACTAAATTAAAAATGTCTCGCTCTAAATACAAGCCTGTTGCTATGTATGACGGAGATACGTTAGTAAAAATATTTGAATCAGCAAAGACAGCCGGAGAATATTTAGGTATTAACCGTAAAAACATTTCTCTATGCTGCTATAACAAAAGAAAACGCGCAGGTGGATTCGCGTGGAAATTTGCATAATACCTTAACAAAACGGATAAACAATTAAAACTCACTAAAACTGCATTAGAGAATTACGCAATGTTAGTAATGACATTACCAATGGATGACGATGGAAGTTGGGGAATCGATTTAGATAAAGCAAAAGAGTTTTGGAGAAATCTTGATGCTGTAGTCCCAGAAGAGATTGGTTCGATTTTGACACCAATGAAATTGGATAAAATCAGTTTCGAACGCTCTAACACTGGAGATACTAATACCATTGCTGATGCGGAGCAGAATATTTTTACAGCCGCTGGTGTAAACTCTTTAATCTTTAATAACGAAAAGGCTTCAGCTAATGCTCTTCTACTTTCTATTAAAGCAGACCAGTCTATGACATTCGGTATAGTTAAAAGTATAGAAGATGTTGTTAATAGATTTATTCAATATCAAAGTTATGGTAAAAACTTTAAGGTTACATTTTTAGATTGTAGCCCATATAACCGCAAAGAATTAGGAGACGCGTATTTAAAAGCAGCCTCTTATGGATTACCTACAATCAGTATGTATGCCGCGTCACAGGGTCTTGGACAAGCTGAATTAGATAATATGAGCTTCCTTGAGGGACAAGTTCTCGGATTACCGGAAATGTTTCGTCCGATTACGAGTTCGACTCAAATGAGTCAGACACCAACTACCAATGCTGATAGTAATGCTGCTACTGATGAAGGCGGTGCTCCTATTAAAGACGATGGCGAAATTACTGATTCTGGAGAACAATCTCGTGAAGACGGCGATGATTGGGGTTAGGAGTTGATAAAATATGACAAAATTTATCTATGCATTTAGTAATGAGATGAAAGATAGTCTTCTATCTAATGGTTACACGCTTTTAAAAAGCAATGAAGAAAAGAAAATATTTATGTTTGAAAACAAGCAAGACATGTGTTTTGACTTAAACCTTTCTGAATGCGTTTTTTCAGACGTTATGACATTTTAGTTCGTATGAGTAATCATACGACTTTTTTATTATGCGAGGAGGTTATTGATGAAAAAGGAAGTTTTAAATCTTACCTACGCATCATCCTTAACCGATTTATGTGAAATTAACTCATCTTTTGACTCAGGTATTCTTCGTATTGCATACCCGGGTACTAATCGAAACGGAAGTTCTATTTCTAAACAAACTTTCGAAAGATGTCTAAAGACAATTTATAACTGTCCTATTGTATGCAATTACGACAGAGAGTCCGATTCTCTTGGCGGTCACGACATGGAATTAATACATAGCAATGACGGTGGTTTACGTTTGGTAAATGTAACGCAGCCCGTCGGTGTTATTCCAGAAAGTGCAAAGGTTTACTGGGAGACGGTTGAGGAAGATGATGGAAATTTGCGTGAATACTTATGTGCTGAAGCTCTAATTTGGAAGCGACAAGAAGCATATCAAAAAATCAAACGTGATGGTATTACCGCTCAGAGTATGGAACTTACCATTAAAGAGGGGAAAACTATCGACGGAATTTATCACATAAATGATTTTGAATTCACGGCGTTTGCTCTTATAGGGTGTACGCCTTGCTTTGAGTCAGCATCTCTTGTTTTCTCGAAACAAGAATTTAAGCAACAGTTTTCAGAGATGATGCTTGAGTTAAAGGAAAGTTTTTCAATGGTCAATCCCTCTATTGAGGATGACGATACACAACAAACAAAATATTCGATGGAAGGAGGAGAAAAGGTATTGGATAAGAAACAAGAATTAATTGCAAAATACGGCATTGACGCGGCTACTTTGGATTTTTCAATTGATGATTTTACAGTCGAAGAACTGGAAACGAAATTTGCAGAAATGCAGCAAGATAATCCGGTTGCAAACCCAGATGGTGAACCGGCTCCAACAGAGGACAAGTTTGCTCTAACAAGTAATATCGTGGAAGAAATTCATCACGCACTTGATAAAGAAACTATTCAACGTGACTGGGGTGAATGTCACCGTTACTGCTTCGTTGATTGTGACTTTGATGCAATGGAAGTTTATTGCTGGGATGTTATGGATTGGTTACTTTATGGATTTGTTTACAAATTCAACGGAGACAATGTCGAAATTGATTTTGAGTCTAAGAAACGCAAGAAATATGTGATTGCGGACTTCGACGAGGGAGAACAGGATTCCCCATTTATACAAGTTTTTGAACGATTGGAACAAAAGATTCAAGAAGGTGCTGACTTTGCAGAAAAATACCAGTCTGCCTCCGACACGATTGCGTCTATGCAACAAGAATTAGGAGAACTACGTCAGTATAAAGCTGATGCAGAAGATACTATTGCAAGAGGTGAGCGCGACGAGGTTTTCGCTCAGTTCGAAGACTTAGTCGGTGTCGAGGCTTTTGAAACCTTAAAGGAAGATTGTATGAAGTATAGTCTTGATGAAATCGAGGAAAAATGCTTTGCAATTCGTGGTAGACAGGGTGTGCCTGCAACATTTTCTGCTACAGAACAGAAGGTTCCAAAAATCCCTGTTGTAAAAGAAAACAAAACAAACATGCCTTATGGCGGAATATTCGAGAAATATGGTTTCTCAGAAAATAACTAATAATTAGGAGGTAAATACATATGGCAAAATATGGTGTTGTTCGTACAGATAATATGTTTGGTACGGATGTGAGAGCTGGATTAGTTTCCGTTAGATATATGGGTGCTGATGGAGACACTGCTGCTGCTATCGAAAATGGTAGTGTTGTAAAAATTGGTTCTCTTGTAGAAGGAGAACGCGAAATCTTTGTTGGAACAGACGTTGCTGATGACGACAAGATTAATGATGTGGTATTACTTGCTGCTCCTGAAGTAGCATATGACGAAAGAGTTCGTAACCTCGAGGAATACATCAACGAAGAGGGTAAGAATATTCGTGGATACCGCTTACATACAGGAGATACATTCTCCTTAACTAAAGAAGCTTTGGCTGGTGCTGAAGCCCCTGCTGTTGGTAACGTTGTTGAACTTGCAGATGGTACAAAACTGAGTGTAGCTGCTGCTGCAACAGGCGCTACTGTAGTTGGTAAGATTATCGCTGTTGAAATCGCTGGTAGACATACATACTACGTTATCAAAGTTGACTAATTTGTGAAAGGAGATAAAAGTAATGAGCGAAATTAAAGATATTGTAAAAGTTGCTGTCGATGGTTACAAAGGTAAAGTCGAAAAATACTCCGTTGCTCAATCTCAAGAGTTGTTAATGAAGGCTCTTGTTGAAGCAAACGGCGGAAGCACAGTTTTGGATTATAAGAAAATTCGTGATGGAAAATGCAATGGTTTATTTACTTTGATTGAAGAAATCTTGAGTAGAACTGTTGTAGAGGGTCTTCAGGGAGATGAATACTTCAATGCCCTTGTTGATTTCCGTAACGTGGCTGAGGGAGACAAAAACTTATTCCTTGTAGAAGATAAGAATTTGTTTGTTGTTGCCGAAGCAGCTGATGGTACTCAAGGTATTAGACGTCAGAGACTCGGTGGGGTAAGCGAAACTTCTATTCCTACTACTCTTAAAGTTGTAAGAATTTACGAAGAATTAAATCGCGTACTCTCTGGTCGTGTTGACTTCAATGATTTCATTAATAAGGTTTCTGAATCTTTCCGTCAGAAATTACTCGATGACATCTACGCTCTTTGGAGTGGTGCAACTGCTGAACAGTTCGGAGGCGTTACATACTTCCCAACAGCTGGTGCTTATGATGAAGATGAGTTGTTAGACCTTATCTCTCATGTAGAGGCTGCTGCTGGTGGAAAGCAAGCAACTATCATTGGTACAAAGAAAGCTCTTCGCAATCTTGCACCTTCTATTCAAAGTGATGGTTCTAAGAACGACCTCTACAATATGGGATACTACGGAAAATTCTACGGAACTCCTGTAGTAGCTGCTCCACAGCGCCATAAGATTGGTTCAACAGAATTCGTTATGGATGATGATGTAATCACAATCATCGCCGGCGATGACAAACCAATTAAGGTTGTTTACGAAGGTAACCCAATCGTTCTTATGGGCGACCCAATGAGTAACGCTGACTTTACTCAAGAATACCTCTACGGTGAAAAATATGGTATGGGTATTGTTCTTGCGGGCGGAAACGCTGGTATCGGACGTTACGAAATGACTGCTTAATTTTAGGCGGGTTAATTTTTACACGTTTCGTGATAATAAAATAATTTACATATCATAATAAATACGCGGGAGTTTTATAGCTCCCGCTACGAATGAAAGGAATATTAAAAATGGAAGAAAAAAATACACAACAAACAGCACAGATTTCTGAGAGTTCTACTGAAAAACGTAAAACTACTCCGAAGAAACCTATCTTACCAAGAGATATTGACCCAACACAATATGTGATTGTGCGTAACGGTTTTCAAGGAAGACTTGTGTACAAAAGCAAGAAAACTGGGGAACGTTTTGTTTGGGATGAATTTGGCTCAGAACAAGAGATGGAACTTCGCGAGCTGAGAAATGCAAAAAATACATATAAAAAGTATTTCCAAAATAACTGGTTCATGTTTGATGAAGATTGGATTGTTGACTATCTCGGTGTTAGACAGTTTTACAAAAACGCAGTTAGCATTGAAGAATTCGATTCAATATTCGAAAAATCACCAGATGAAATCAGAGGAATTATTGCTGAATTGTCTGTTGGGCAGAGAAAGTCTGCTGCTTATCGAGCAAGACAATTAATCATTGATGGCAAGATTGATTCTCATAAGGCAATTACTGCTCTTGAAGAATCACTTGGAATTGAATTAATTGAAAGATAAGGAGGCTAATCTATGAGCGTTCCTTATGATGTTTTTATAGGTGCGTTTTTAAATAAGATAACAGAATATGAAATTGTAAATCTTTACGAATCTACAAGAGATGAAATTGTTATCGGGTATATGAAGCGTGCCATTAGTGGTTTTAAAAAAAATTGTAAATATGATTTATCCACAACAGCCGATGATGAAATCAGATGTTTTAATGTTGATATTTCAAAAGAAGATTTGGATACAATTACAGACATTATTTCCGAAGGTATGGTTGTTCAATGGTTAAAGCCATATGTTTATAAACAGGAGTTGTTAGAAAATGCAATCAATACAAGGGATTTCACAACCTACTCTCCTGCCGAGTTACTTATGCGTGTAGGGAACGCATATACGAAAGCTCAAAAGGATTACACACAAATGATTCGTGAGTATTCCTATAATACAGGAGACCTTTCAGATTTACATCTATGATGAGTGTATCAACTGTTTTAGGAATTCCTGTTGATTCGAATCTTCTTAGAAATTATTTCAGAAATCTCGTAAATCAATTTTTTAAGATTCTCCCTATGCGAGAAAATGATGAAGATTCAGTTGTTACATATATGCAAAGTTTACAGATTGAACTTCTTGGATGTCGTGATTTAATTCCAGAGATTGGTGATAATTCACTATATCTTACTCTTCTGGCTATTCTTCAATACCTTATTGAGAATCCGGACTGTACAATTTCTGTTGTAAAACGTGAAATATTTAGAGCGATATCTATATGCAATAAACTTAAATCTGTATATTCAAGTATGGAGGTGTCGGAATGAGTGTCTGGGATATGTACGAAAAACGTATTGAAGCCCGAGGTACATCAAAAAGAAATGCTACACTCATCAGAGAATCTCGATTACTAAATTCAAAATTAAAAGATTCCTTATCTTATCATAGTGTTATTATTGATGGTTTAGATAGAAATGTCGCTGTTATTAATTCAGATAATCTTAATGAAAAGATTATGTGTTCACTTCCCGGAGAGGATTTCTTTTGTGGCGGTCTTGTCGAATGGGAAGATAATTATTGGCTGATTACTGAAAAAGATGCCAATAATGAAGTTTACACGAAAGTCAAACTACTTCAGTGCAACTATTTACTCAAATGGGTAGATAATGATGATATTATCCACGAACAATGGTGTGTTATCGAAGACGGTACAAAATATCTTACAGGTGAATACGAAGATAGAAACTTTGTTGTTACTAGAGGAGACTCCCGTATCGCAATGACTATTGCACGAAACGAACACACTGTCAAATTTGGAAGAGAACATAGATTTTTAATCGACGACCCCGATTCACTAGAAAAAAATGCATACTTACTTACAAAACCTCTGAAAGTTGGTAAAACATACAACAGTCAGGGGATTTTTTCTTTTGTATTGCAAGAAGTTGTATCGACCGATGATGACAATATTGAACTTAGTATTGCAGATTATTACAAGCATTTTCCGAAGCATATTGATAACGAAAATGATGATAACGCATCTGAAGACGATACTTCAGACACTGGAAAGAAGGTGTGGTTATAATGCAACTCGAAGAATTTTTTGATTATAAAAATCAATTAATGGGTGATTTATTAACTACTGAAAGTATTGTTCACCTAATAGATGAAAATATCAAGCTTGAAGATGCTGGGAAACTAGCATACTCGCGTGTGTTCCCATGTGAATATGTACCAGATACTGTTGAACATGGTAATACATACATTTGTTTTGATGTCGACATACAGTCCGCTCATGATAAGACTTTTTTAAGTCCTACGCTGTATGTATGGGTATTTACACATAAAAGCAAGTTACGGTTACCGGAAGGTGGTGTCCGAACCGATAAGATGTGTTCAGAAATTTGTAAGGCGATTAACGGTAGTCGTGAATATGGTCTTGGAGAGTTAAATCTTTACTCTGTTAAAAGATTTGCTCCGATGACTGATTATCAAGGCAAGGTTATGACTTTCTATGCAAAAGATTTCAATAGACAGTTCAATCCTAATAAATTCACTCCGTCTAATCGAAAACGCTAGATATGGCAATACGTAACATGCTCTATCAACAGCAGTTTGCTATTAATGACTATATCAAAGTGATGATACCATACGTTGGCGATATTATCGATAACGAGGATGCCTATTACAACTTGGTATCAATTATCACTGCAATGCCAATAGACATGATGGTTCAATTAGATGATGCAGGTATCGATTTCACTACAATCAATGAATATGAATTATTTCTAATTATGTTTGCTGGTTTAAAAGAACAAGATACAAGTCTGATTTTTGGAGATTTAGACTTGTCTAAGTTCACATATGACGAAAACAAACAGAACGGACAAATTATATTAATTGACCACGAAAGCGGAATCAAAATTGACAAAGTCATTCATAGTCAAATAGCTGATGTTCTACGTAAAATTCACCACCTAGAAAAAAATCGTAGAAAGCCTGCTAATGAAGAGGCGAAAGCTTATATGCTCAAAAGAGCGCGTGATAAACAACGAAGACATAGAAATCGTACACAAGATTCTAGTCTTGAATCTCTCATAGTCGCAATGGTGAACACAAAAGAATATAAATATGATTTCGAGGGGACAAGAGAACTCTCAATCTATCAGTTTAACGAAAGTGTTCGTCAGGTAATCAAGAAAGTGGACTATGACAATAGAATGTATGGTGTCTATTCAGGCACTATTAACCCGAAAGATTTAAGCCAGGATGATTTAAACTGGCTTACTCATAAATAATTAAAATAGGAGGAAAATATCTATGAATATCAATGATATTACAATTACCAGTTTAGAAACTATTACTGCGTTTGACGTTGTTACTGGTGCTTATAAATTTACTCTTGATGAATTACAAAGCGCAACAATCGCAAACTCACAAGAGAAAACTGATATCACTGGTAAGGGTGGTCGAAAACTTTCAAGTTTGAAACGTAATAAAGCCGTTACAATTAGTGGTAACAACGGTCTTGTTTCTGGTGGTTTGTTAGAAATGCAAACTGGTGGTACATTTGAAAACAAAGCAACAGAAGTTCTTTGGACAGATTATAAGACTGTTACAAATGCTTCAGCTACAACTGATTGGAAGGCTGTTGGCACAACAGGAGCAGAAATTGAAGGTTTGTATATTAGAAACACAGAGGATGGTACTCTTGGTGCTGAGTTAGAACAAGCTGCTGAGGTTGCTGAAGGCAAATTTACATATGACCCTGCAACTAAAGCATTAGCATTCCACACAGATATTAAGGACGGTACTGAAATCGTAATTTACTACAAACGTAAAGTAACTGCTGATGTATTATCAAATGACAGTGACGTATATTCTGGAAAATGCGCTTTATATATCGATGCTTTAGCTGAAGATAAATGCTCTAATATTTTCAGAGTTCAATTCTATGTTCCAAAGGCTGACTTCTCTGGAGAATTCTCTATCGAGAT